CCTACGCAAGTGGCGTCAACGTCAAGACCGGCATCCGCGTGCTTCCCACGTTCACTGCGGCACAGCTTGCTGCAATGGACGACATCGGAACAAACGGAACTGTCGTTGCGACAGTGACGTCCGTTGGCCAGCCTACGGTTGGACAAGTCCGCGTCACGTACCGTTACGTGCAGACGACGGCTAATGACTAAGCGTTAGTCTTATGTTATATGAGGGGGTCGCCTTCGGGTGGCCCCTGATTATTAAGGAATATACAGATGGCAGATGCAGTTACCACCCAGACAATCTTTGATGGCGAACGCATAGCCGTCATGAAGTTTACCAACATCTCTGACGGCACCGGCGAGACCGCCGTGCTCAAGGTTGATGTCTCAGCCCTTACCGCAAGTTCTTTTAGCAAGGCATGCGACGGTGTTACCATTGAGAAGGTGCATTACACAATCGGCGGCATGGCGGTCAGCATCCTATGGGACGCTACCACAGACGTCCCCACTTTGGTTCTTGCATCCGGCCAATCGACGTTTGATTTCACCAAGATGCAAATCCCGAACAACGCAGGCGCAGGCAAGAACGGCGATATTCTGTTTACCACCATTGGTGCGAGCGCAAGTGATACGTACACCATCGTCCTTGAGATGGTTAAGTCCTACGCGGATTGATGGTGGACGACGCGTTCGACCTCCGGCGGTTTACGGTCAAGAAACCAACAGACGACGCGCTGGTCGTAAACAGGCGCGGGCGGCCGGTCTTGCTGCAGCCAATGCAACAAGGGCGGCGGCCTCGCGCCAACGCAAACTTAACATCAAATGGCATGCAAATCGGCGCTCAGGTGCCTGTACCAAATGGCCAGTTTGACTTTGGCGCACAAATGCGCGTCAACCCCAAAGGCGTCTCGCTTCAACAGCTTCTGGCGCAGTACAGCAATCCAAAATTCTCGGCAGGCATAGGCTACGATCCACAGCAACGCGGCGTCAACGCCAACTTGCGCGTGCCCTTCAAGAAGGGCGGCCTCGCTATGGCCGAGGGTGGCGCTTGGACACGCAAGGAGGGTCAGAACCCCGAGGGTGGCCTCAATGCCAAGGGCCGCGCATCGCTGCGCGCTCAGGGCCAAGACATCAAGCCACCCGTCAGCGCCAAGCAGGCGAAGAAATCACCCAAGGCAGCCGCGCGTCGCAAGAGCTTCTGCGCACGCATGTCAGGCATGGAAGGCCCGATGAAGGACGACAAGGGTCGCCCGACACGTAAGGCACTGTCATTACGCAAATGGGACTGCAAGGCCGAGGGCGGTATGGTTGAGGGTTACGCCGAGGGAGGTAAGTCTCGCGTCAACGAGGCAGGCAACTACACCAAGCCGGGTATGCGTAAGCGTTTATTCGAAAGCATAAAGTCTGGTGGCAGTGGCGGCGCACCGGGGCAGTGGTCCGCGCGCAAGGCACAGATGTTGGCCAAGCGGTACAAAGAAAGCGGCGGGGGCTACAAATGAGCGGCCTAGCCAAGTCACAAAAAAGCCTGAAGTCGTGGACCAAGCAAGATTGGGGCACAAAGAGCGGCAAGCCGTCCACGCAGGGGCCTGATGCTACCGGCGAGCGGTACTTGCCCAAGAAGGCCATCAAGTCTCTGTCTGTATCGGAATACGCAGCCACAACCCGCGCCAAGCGTGAGGGCAGAGCCGCAGGTAAGCAGTTTGTTAAACAACCCGAGGGCGTAGCCAAAAAGACGGCTCGGTTTCGCGTCAAGAAAGGTAAGTAACATGGACGGTTTCAAAGACACAACCAGAATGAAGTACATGATGGGCGGAGACGTCAAAGCCTACAAGACAGGCGGCGCTGCTATGAAGCCCGTTGATGAAGCTAAAAACCCGGGATTGAGTAAGCTGCCTACCTCTGTCCGTAATAAAATGGGCTACATGAAAGAGGGCGGCCCAGCCAAGATGGCTATGGGCGGCACGTACAACGAGAAGGGTAAGCGCGCAACGCTGGCCGAGATGGAAGCCGAAGATCGTCGCATGGGTTCAAGCATGCCAGCCAAAAAGGCTGTCGGCCCCTCGTCGGTGGCTGTATCGAAGGTGCTTGCTGGTATGGCGAAGAAGGCCGCACGGATGGTAGACCCGCGCGGAGCTGTCATGGAAGGCGACAAGGATCGGTACGGTAAGGGCGGCAATGTAATGAAGAAGAAGGGCGTACCCGCTTATAGCGGCAAGCCGATGGTTGGCCGTAAGACCGGCGGTCTCATGGCAATGCCAAAGGGTAAATGCTAACAATAGCTAAGGCAGTCTCGGTATTGTAGCCGAGACTGCTTTGGTGTATGCGTATCAGGTCAGAAATGCGTGCTAAAGCTTGCGCGCTGCTGCGTTGAACCAGCGAGCAAAAAATTATGGCATATTCAAACACAGTATCGCAGACAGTTTTTGATACGCGACGCGTCATCGACAACGCGGCTCGACGCTGTAAATTGACGGCGCAACAGATCAGCGCCGAACACATCGACATTGCAAATGACCAGCTTTTTCTACTGCTTTCAGACCTGTCCAATCGCGGCATCCAGCTCTGGTGCATTGAGAAGCAGATATACCCCCTGTACAACGGCCTTGGCGACCTTATCCTCGATACAGGCACGCTCGACGTCCTGAACAGCAACCTGCGCACGCTTCAAGAAGTAACCGGCACCAACGTTGATACGTCAACAACGCGCACAGTTACATTCACCACAGAGACCTTCGTGACCACGGTCGGCATCTACTGGACCGCCGCCGCTGTGCCTATCGCCCTTGAGCGTTCAGACGACAATGTGACGTGGACTACCGTCCAGACCGAAACGCCAACGGCGACTGCAGGCCAGTGGACGTGGTTTGACCTTGAAAGCAGCGTGGCAACTGAATACTTCCGCGTGCGAGCCACCACTGGCACGTTGAGCTTCAGCCAAATCTATCTGGCAAACACGCCGACCGAGATCCCGCTGGCGCGTCTCAACCGCGACGACTACACGAGCTTGCCGAATAAGACATTCCAGTCGAACCGTCCTCTACAATTCTGGTTCGACCGTCAAGTGCAGCAGCCCGTGATGCACCTGTGGCCGGTGCCCAACGAAGAGGCCGAAGTGTATCAGATCATCGTGTGGCGTCAGCGCTACATCATGGACGTAGGCAGCATGACGCAGGAAATCGAAGTACCGCAGCGTTGGTACGAGGCCATTGTGGCCATGCTCGCCGCGCGTCTGGCGTTGGAGTATATTGAAGTCGATCCAAGCATGATATCAGTGCTCGATGCGAAGGCCAAGGAGAGCCTCTATTTTGCGCAGCAGGAAGAGCGAGACAATAGCCCGATGATAATCTTGCCAAACATCGCAATGTACACGAGGTGATGTAGGGCCATGCCTGTATATCTCAACACTCGCGGGAGGACCACACTGGGTATCGGCATTTGCGGCCGGTGCAGCCGCAAGTTCTCGCTTGATGATCTGCATTCAGACCCTAACGCACCGGGTTTAATGGTTTGTGACGCAGATCGAGACGAGTACGACCCTTATCGTCTTCCCGCTCGCCAGACAGAAAATATTGTGTTAAAGTTCACGCGCCCAGATACGCCTATACCGACAAACCCCAGTGGCGTTATTACGGAGAGCGGCAATCAATTCCTTGTCACCGAGGACTTTGATGACTTTTTAACTTACGGGGGCTCATAGCCAATGTCAGTTCCTACCAATTTAATTCCAACGCCGATTACCAGCCTGCCTGAGTATACTGGCGCGAGCACACTTGGCTACCTGCCGTATGTCCTTAGCGGCGTTACGTACAAGGTCCAGTTTGCAAACATCGCAGCCGTTGGCGCGGTGCCGTCCACGCGCGTTATCGCGTCGGGCACAGGTCTTACAGGCGGCGGCGATCTTTCGGCCGACCGCGTCATCTCGATTGCGGCTGGCGGCGTCGGCGTCACCGAGCTCTCCCTTACGGGCGTCACGGCGGGCACATACGGATCAGGCTCTGCCGTGCCGGTCCTCACCGTCGACGCCACAGGCCGCGTCACGACCGTCACTACGGCCGCACTAAGTGTCACTGGCTTCGTGCCCACGACGCGCACGTTCACGGCAGGCAACGGCCTTACAGGCGGTGGCTCGCTTGCCAGTGACATCACACTCACGGCCAACTTCTCTTCAACGACACCCTTGGCACTCGGCAGTGCCACTGCGGGCGTCGCCAACACCTTGTCTCGCGGCGACCATATCCATCCAGCCTTGGACCTGTCGGACACAAACCAAACCCAAGGCGCGCTCCCCTTGGGTCGCGGCGGCACTGGCGATGCTCTGTCTCCCGTCGCCGGTGCCGTCGTATACTCAACGGGCACGAAGTTTGCACTCAGCTCACTTGGCTCAATCGGGCAGGTGCTTACGTCGAACGGCACTGCCGCGCCGACTTGGGTGACGCTTACGGGCACCGGCACGGTCTCAAGCGTTGCTGTCAGTGGCGGGACAACGGGTTTAACCACAAGTGGTGGGCCAATCACGACATCCGGTACAATCACAATCGGCGGTACACTTGCCGTGGCCAGGGGGGGCACAGGTGAAACAACGTATACCAATGGGCAACTGCTTATTGGGAACACAACGGGCAATACACTGACCAAGGCTACGCTGACGGCGGGTACGAATGTCACCATCACGAACGGCACTGGCGCAATCACGATTAACGCAACAGATGCGTTTGTTGGCACAGTTACTTCCGTCGGCGGCACCGGTACGGTCAATGGCATTACGCTCACTGGTACAGTGACGTCATCTGGATCGCTAACGCTTGGCGGTACGCTTTCGGGCGTTGACCTAACTACACAGGTCACAGGCATACTCCCCTTGGCTAACGGCGGTACCAACGCAAGCAACGCTGGCGCTGCGCGAACCAGCCTCAGTGCGGCGGCCTTGGGCGCAAACACCGACATAACGTCGATTGCGCTCACTACAGGCACCATTATCACAGCGCCGACCAGTGGCACAGACATTGTCAACAAGACATACGCCGACACCATCGCGTCGGGCATCAACTTCCACCAAGCCGTGCGCTTGGCGACAACGGCGGCTCTGGCCGCCAACACGTACAACAACGGCGCTAGTGGCGTCGGCGCGACGCTCACGGCTAACGCCAACGGCGCACTGAGCGTTGACGGCGTGGCTGCGGTGGTTGGCAACCGCATCCTTGTCAAGGACGAGGTGACGCAGGCCAATAACGGCGTCTACACCGTGACGCAAGTTGGCAGCGGTGCGGCTGTGTACATCCTCACCCGCGCAACGGACTTTGACAGTGCGGGCTCTGGCGTTGACCAGATCGACGCGGGCGACTTCTTCCTCGTCACTGCGGGAACGACGTTGGCCAACACGTCCTTTGTGCAGCAGACGCCGCTGCCGATTGTCGTTGGCACGACGGCGATTGTCTTCACGCAGTTCGGCGCTCCAATCACATACTCGGCTGGCACTGGCCTGACGCTGGGTGGTACAGTCTTCAGCATCACGAACACAGGGCTAACGGCGTCGACATACGGCAGTGCGTCCGCTGTACCTGTCATTGCGTTCAACGCGCAAGGGCAAGCCACAAGCGTCACCAACACATCTATCGCCATCGCGGCCTCCCAGATCACGTCAGGCACGCTCGGCATAGCCAACGGCGGTACGGGCCAGATAACAGCTTCGGCTGCGTTTAACGCCCTATCGCCGATCACGACCACAGGCGATCTCATCCTTGGGACTGGAGCGAACACGGCGGGCCGTCTTGGTATCGGCTCAAACGGCTACGTTCTGACGTCGGACGGCACGACGGCCTCGTGGTCGCCCGGCGCGTCCAGCATGGTCTATCCGGGCGCTGGCATCCCGAACTCAACTGGAACTGCTTGGAGCACCAGCTACTCAACAACGGGCACTGGCACTGTTGTCGCACTGGCAACATCGCCTGTGTTTGTAACGCCAAACCTCGGCACGCCATCCGCAGCGGTGCTTACCAGTGCAACAGGCCTGCCTCTAACGACTGGCGTCACAGGCACACTGCCTGTCGCCAACGGCGGTACGGGTGCGGCCACGCTCACGGCGAACAACGTCCTCTTGGGCAACGGCACCAGCGCGCTTCAAGTTGTTGCGCCAAGTACCAATGGTAATGTATTAACGAGTAATGGCACGACATGGGTGTCTTCGGCACCAGCCGCGTCGGGGGTAACGCAAGCACGCGCGACCGCTCTGTCGCTAGTATTTGGATTGTAAGGATTAGGACATGGCAGCACCGAACATTGCATCACTCACAACGATCACGGGTAAGACGACGTACTTCACGCCGACAGGCGTAACGGCCGTCATTCTATTGCCGAACGCGGCGGCGTCGGGCAATGTGTTTAAGATTAACCAGATCGTCGTCGCGAACGTCGATGGCACGAACGCCGTTGACGCAACGGTGTCGATCTACACGAACGGCGCGGTGGCGCAGGGTTCGGCCCCATCGGGCGGCACGGCCTTCCCGATTGCATCTACGATATCGGTTCCTGCCGACGCCTCGCTGATTGTGGTTGACAAGACGACTGGCATCTATCTTGAGGAGGGCGTCTCCATCTCGATCACGTCGGGGACTGCCAGCAAGCTGACGTTCAGCATCAGCTATGAACTCATGGCATAATGTGATAGGAATATTTTATGGCAAACACGTTCACTCGCAAAGTAAGCCGCAACATCGGCACGTCGCTGACCTCAGTGGGCAGCTACACGGTTGGTTCTGGCGTGCAGACGACGGTCATTGGCCTGTCTATCTGCAACACCACCGCATCGCCCGTGACGGTTACAGTCACCGTCAACGACGGCACAAATGACACAAACCTAGTCAAGGGTGCGGGTATCCCTGTCGGCCAGTCTCTGGTGCCCATCGGCGGCGACGAGAAGGTTGTCTTGATTGTAGGCGACAGCCTCAAGGTTCAGTCTTCGGCGGCGTCTTCACTGGACGTCGTAATGTCCATTCTTGAGATTTCGTGAGGTAGCTTATGCCCTATGTAGCCCCCAACAATATGATCGGTGAGTTCACCGTCAACGTCGCCCTGAGCACAACGAGTGCCACGTCGCTGCTGTCAAACGCCGCGTCGTCTGGCCGCGTGCTCAAGGTCATCTCGATTGTCGCAGCCAACGTCGAGGGCACGAACGCCGCCGACATCACGGTGTCGCGTTTCTCGGCTGCCGCACTTGGCGGCACGGCCTTCCCGATGGCGTCCACGATATCAGTACCGGCCGACGCCTCGCTGATCGTGGCAGACGCGACGACGCCAGTTGTACTGGCCGCCAACACGTCACTCGGCGCGACGGCTGGCACGGCGAACGCTATTACAATGACGGTGACCTACCAAGAACTTGCGGGATAAAAGCGGATGTCAAAGCGCTATCAAGGCGGAGTGCTCGGCGTAGGGTTCAACCCGCTGCAAGCCCCGAACGCACCTACGATTGGCACGGCTACGGCTGGCAGCAATAACTGCGCGTCTGTGCCGTTTACGGCTCCTGCTAACGTGGGCGGATCGGCCATCACTGGCTACACGGCGCGGAGCGATCCTGCTGGGTTCTCTGGCACAGCGGCAGCCTCTCCGTTTGCCGCGACTGGGTTGACCAACGGCACGTCCTACACATTCGGCGTCTTCGCATTGAATAGCTACGGCCCATCTCCGCAGAGCGCGTTTAGTAACAGCATCACTGCGGTGCAGACGGGTACGTTTGCTATATTTGCGCTAGGCACAGCGCCCAATGGCACTTCCTCTTCCACCACCCGCAACAAGTACACCTACTCAGGCTGTACTGTCGCATCGGCTACCGCGTCGTCGGTTGCGGGCCAGAAAGGCGCGGCTGCTGGCACTGCTACCGTGGGCATTTTTCAAATAGGCAATACGCTTACTCGCGACAAATACACTTATTCTAGTTGTGCGGTTGGGTCAGCTACTGCGGCTACATGTTCCACGCTATCAGGTTCAGCGGCAGGCAACAGTACCGTAGGTATTTTTGCGCTAGGGGGCGGCACCACCTGCCGCAATAAATACACCTACTCAGGCGATGTTGTATCCGCAGGTGGTGCGGCTACAAAGGGTTCAACGACTGGCTCTGCGGCTGGCAACAGCACAGTTGGGATATTCGCATTGGGCTATGTTCCAGCGTGTTGCGGGCCGGTCACTACCCGCAATAAATATACTTACTCAGGAGACGTAGTCAGCGCAGGTGGCGCGGCCACCTCTGCAAGGTCCCAAGGTGCTGCTACTGGTAATAGCACAACCGGCATTTTTGCGTTGGGCCGCAATGCATGTGGCGTACCGGCTACCACCCGCGATAAGTATACCTACTCAGGCTGTACTGTCGCCGCAGGGGGCGCGGCCACAGTGGCGTCTTGCAAAATGGCTGCGGCTGGCAACAGCACGGTAGGTATTTTTGCGTTGGGTCAAATTTCTGGTAGTACATCCACTACACGGGACAAGTACACTTATTCCGGTGACACTAACGCGTCTGGTGGGGCTGCGACTGCGGCTTCAAAAGAAGGTTCAGCCGCATCCAACGGCACAACCGGAGTGAACATCTAATGCCAAATTATTCAGGCGTCTGGTCCCTCTCCCAGCAGTTTCAGGCAGTCGGTCAGGGGCTGTGGCCTCCGAACTTCGATCCAGACGGTACGTTTGCTATATTCGCGTTGGGTAATGCGCCCAGCGCCTCTACCACGCGCGATAAATACACATATTCAGGCTGCGTAGTCAGCGCAGGAGGAGCCGCTACGGCCACTTCATACTGTGGCTCTGCCGCAGGCACTAGCACAGTTGGTATTTTTGCGTTGGGGGTCGTTGCAGCCTCCTCCTCTACCACCCGTAACAAATATACCTACGTAGGCTGCGTAGTCAGCGCGGGCGGGGCCGCTACGGTCGCTTCAAGTGGTGGCTCTGCCGCTGGTAACAGCACGGTCGGCATATTTGCGTTGGGTAAGGCGCCCAGCAGCAGAGCCACAACCCGCAACAAGTATACCTACTCCGGTTGCGTTGTCGGCGCGGGTGGGGCGGCTACGGTGGCTGCAAGTTGTGGCTCTGCTGCTGGCAATTGCACCGTTGGTATCTTTGCGTTAGGTTGTACTGGAGCCCGTTCCACTACCCGCAATAAATACACCTACTCAGGCTGCGTAGTCAGCGCAGGGACTGCTGCCACAGTCGCTTCATTCTGTGGCTCTGCCACCGGTAACGGCACTCGCGGCATCTTCGCGCTGTGTAACACATGAGCTTGCTACGTTACTACCCGTAACAAATACACATACTCTGGCGATGTTGTTAGCGCAGGTGGGGCTGCGACGGCGGGGTCAAGCGAAGGTTCCGCCGCAGGCAACAGTGTGGTTGGTATATTTGCACTGGGGTTCGTAGCCTGCGTAGGCGGCGTAACCACCCGCAACAAATACACATATTCTAGTGATGCCGTTAGCGCAGGCGGCGCAGCTACAGTGGCATCCTGCCGTGGATCAGCCGCATCCAACGGAACTGTAGGCGTAAACATTTAACCACCACCATCGTAGGAGCACAACGATGAATAGTAAGCCACATCGCAATAATTGCGATTTCCAGTTAAAGCACTTCATGGCGGGAAGCTGCCACACGGCAGACGGTGCGTGGGCGCTCTTGCACGACCAGAAGATAGACATCGGCGTCAAGATCGAGCACTCGAAGGCGCAGGCCCTACGCCGCAAGGCTAAGGTACTCGCGGCAGAGGCCGTGCTGGCAGACGACGCCTCGACAGAAATCGACCGGCTCAAGGCAGAGGCAGACCTGCTTGAGTGCAACTCGGTCAACGAGGGCTGGGCGTTGAACCACCAAGCCGCAATCAACGAGTATGACTACATCTGCAAGCTGATGGACGAGCTTGAGCCTAACCGCAAGCATCGCGACCTGCCGTTCTTGGAAGCCAATGAGGCCATGCAGCGCGAAGAGTGGCTGGGCGAACTGAAGACACGCGCCGAGAACTTCCTGCTTACGGCTGGCACAATCCCGCACGACCACCTCAACACCATGCGCTGCCACCCAGACTTCGAGGCGCAGATTGTGCCGCACATTGAGGCCATCACCCTGAAGGTAATCAATAGCCAAGGCGACCGCACTAGGGTATTGTCAAACATGAAACCGCTATTTCTGGAGGATAACTCGTGACTGGATTTGTAAAGACCAAGGACAATGCGTTTGTCGAATACCCCTACGGCGCGGCAGAGCTTCAGCGTGACAACCCCGAGGCGAACTACGACTACTTCTGTGACTTCGCCAGCATCTTCCCAGCCACGCCAGCCGCCACCCGCGACGGCTTCGCGCTGTCGCCGGTCGTCATAGACGCAGACCCTGTATATGACGGCCAGACGCAGACTGTACACCGCTCGGACTTGCCCTTCATCCGTGACGGCGGCTGGGTGTTCTCGTGGATCGTGACTGACCTGACGCCAGAGCAGATCGCCGAGATGCAGGCCATGCGGGAGGAGCTTCGTGCAGTCTGAAGAACTGACA